GGAGAAACTATTTTAACATTTGCTAAAAAATTTAGAAGATGCGAGTTAAAACACTTTGGTAAATTAATTAATAAACTGGAATTATGCTCCTAAACATACTATACACAATAGCCAGAATTTTACTATTACCAATTAAATTTGTCATCTTATTAGAGTTTATAGATTTTTTGTTATATTATTAATTATTGTTATATTTGTTCTTGAATAATCAAATTATATCATGAGTACACATGGCGGAACTAGAGAGGGTGCAGGTAGAAAGCCTAAATCAGATGAAATTAAACTAATTGAAGCACTTAGTCCTTTAGATGAAGTAGCATTTAATAAACTTAAAGAAGGTGTTGAATCTGGATCATTTTACCATTTAAAACTGTTTTATGAATATCGTTATGGTAAGCCTAAACAATTAATAGGTGTTGTAACTGAAAATGAAACACTTGAACAGATATTTAAAATAGGCGGTGTTGAAATTAAACTTTAATGTCAAAACAAATACTATTTGAAAGTTTCCCTAAACAGGATGAGTTTTTAGAAGCTATATTTAGTAATAAGTATAACTTTATTATGTATGGCGGTGCTATTCGTGGAGGTAAAACTTTTGCAGGATTAGGAGCATTACTATTACTTTGTAAGATGTACCCTAAAAGTAAGTGGTGTGTGGTTCGTTCTACACTCCAAACGCTTAAACTAAATACAATACCATCATTTACTAAAATTTGTCCTACTTCATTTGTTAAAAAGTATAATCAAGATACTCAAACTGTAACTTTACAGAACGATAGCCAAATTATATTTTTAGGAGAAAACTATGCAGATGATAAAGAGTTAAACCGATTTAAAGGATTAGAAGTAAATGGTTTTCTTTTAGAAGAGGTAAACGAGCTACAGCAAAAGACTTTTTACAAGTGTATTGAACGTGCAGGATCACAAATTATAGAAAAACAACCTAAACCAATTATTTTAGCAACTTGCAACCCTGCTAACAATTGGGTTAAAGAGTTAATTTATAATAAATGGAAAAACAATACTTTACCGCCTAATTGGCTTTACATACCTTCTAAAATTACAGATAATCCATTTATACCTACTGATTATTTAGAATCTCTTAAATCAATGCCTAGATATGAATATGAAGTGTTTGTTGAGGGTAACTGGGATTTACAGGAACGTACTGGAGCTGAATTTTATAAGTATTTTAGTTTAGATAAGCACGTTAAACCATGCCATTACGAACCTACTTTGCCGCTTCATATTAGCTGGGATGAAAACGTTAATCCATACTTACCTTGTGGAATATTTCAAATTTCTAATAAACAAATAAGGCTAATTGACACTATTTTAGGTGTTAATCCTAGAAATACAATAAAGGATGTTTGCAATGAATTTAAACGTAAATATCCACACCATGAAAGCGGCTTGTTTATTTATGGAGATGCTACCTCACAAAAAGAAGATGTTAAGCAGGAGAAGGGACATAATTTCTTTAAGCTAATACAAAATGAATTAACTAATTATAGACCTATTATGAGAGTTAGTAAATCTAATCCTTCAATAGTTATGCGTGGTAATTTTTTTAATACAATTCTTTTTAGTAATTTTGGCGATATTGAGTTTATAATTAATCCAGGGTTAAAAGAAGCTATTAGTGATTTTACTAATACTAAAGAAGCGGCAGATGGAACTAAGGATAAAACAAAAGTTAAAGATCCTAAAAGTGGTGTATCATACCAACCATTTGGGCATATTAGTGATTTAACTGATTATTTACTTTGTGAGGCATTTAAAAATGAATATCAAATGTATCAAAAAGGAGATGTTACTCAATACGCAAGAAAAATAGGAAACGCACCAATAAACGTAAAACATAGGTTATAATGAAAGTAAAATCACACAAGGAACTAATAGACGGACATAATACAATAACTTTCTTTATTGAAGATGTTAGTACAAACAGTCTTATCCACTCAGATACATTTATAATTACAAAGAAAACACGTATTAAAGAACTTAAATATAACTTTATTACTTATGTTCAAGATATGCACAAATTAGAATTAGCTATGTTAAATGCTGAGGTACATAAGATTAAAGAAAATAAGGTTAAATTAGATTTAGAAAAGATATAACATGGCAAAACCGATATTAATAGTTAGAACAAATATAGATTATAATTCTATTTCTGATTTAGCAGATAAACTTTCAAAGCAATTTAATGACTATCATGTATTAGTTGTTAAACAAAATGTTATAGATCCTATTTTTGAAACGTACAACGATTGTAGTGGATTATCTGATATTGATATAAGGGAATTAATTAAAATTACCTCGTAAACTTAAAAAGAAAACAAAAAAGTTTATTAAAAATATTAGTAACAATAGTGTAAATTAACTATATTTTGTTTATATTTTTGTACAATGGCTAGACTTTTAAGAGATAATGATTATTTACGTGTTATTCAATCGGATAACTTAGCTCAAATAATCGAATCTAACCAACAAACTAAGCTAGATGTAGAGCAATCTGCACAAAGTGAAATGATTAGTTATTTAGCACAACGCTACATAATTAATCAGATATTTACAGATACTAAAGTATTTGATATTACAGCTACTTATAACGGCAAACAATTAGTTGAATGGACTGCAAGTGCTTTTAGTGCTGCAACTGTTTATACAACTGGTCAATATGTTGTTTATAATGGATATATTTATAAGTCAATAGCTGGTAGTGCTTCACACGCTTTTAATGCTTCAGAATGGACTGAAATATGTTTAGATAAAACTTTATTTTACGTTACATTGCCAGAAGATGAGTATGTAAATACTACTTCATACGTTGCAGGAGATAAGGTATATTATAACAATATTGAATACACTTGTTTATTGAATTGTAAAGGTATTTTACCAACTGAAACTGGTTTTTGGAGCGTTGGTAGTGCTTATACATTAACAGCTACTTATCCCGACGATACTACTAAATGGACTGAAGGAGATAACAGAAACCAACAAATAGTAATGTATTTACTAGACGTTACTTTGTATCATTTACATTCTCGTATTAATCCTAGAAACATTCCAGACTTGCGTAAAGAGCGTTATGATGGCAATAATGCTACTCAAAATGGTGGGGCTATTGCATGGTTAAAACGTGTTGCAAGTGGAGATTTAACGGCAGATTTACCTAGTATTTTACCACAACAAGGTGTTTCAATTAGATGGGGAAACTCAGATGGTAACACTATTAAATCATCTAATCAACTTTGGTAATGAAATTATTTGGATATAACATAGATTTTAATAAAGTACAAGACGTTTCTGTTAATATGCCTAAATTGGCAGATATTAGAAAACGTATTACTACTCCTACTCAATTATATAGGGGCTTTACTAATATTGAAACTTATAAAATTGCAGTTACAAGAGCTGAAAGTTTAACAGCTCCTCAACGATCAGAATTATACAAAGTTTATAAGAATATTGAACTTGATGCACATTTAACAGCGGCAGTTAACCAACGTAAAAATTTAACTTTATCTAAAGATTTTGATGTTAAATTAAATGATGAAGAAAACGAAGAGTTGGAATATATTATTAAACAAAAGTGGTTTAGAGATTTTTTAGACTATTCATTAGATTCTATATTTTACGGTTATTCACTTATACAATTTGATAGTGTTATAGATAATGCTTTTAAGTCAGTTGAATTAGTACCTAGAGAATATGTTAAACCTGAATTTCATATAGTAACTAATACCTATGCAGATTTATCAGGAACTGACTATTTAGAAGCACCTTTTAAAAATTGGTGTATTGGAGTAGGTAAACCTAAAGATTTAGGATTATATTTAAAAGCAGCTCCTTTAGTTATTTGGAAGAAAAATGCTTTAGGCGCATGGAGTGAATTTGTAGAGATATTTGGCAGCCCTATTAGAATAGGTAAAACTAATACAAGAGATGAAGAAACTCGTTCTAATATGGAAACAATGCTTAGAAATATGGGTGTTGCTTCTTATGGTGTTTTTGATACAGATGATTTAATTGAATTAGTAGAATCTAATCGTTCAGATGCTTTTCAAGTGTTTGATATGATGATACAGCGTTGTAATTCTGAAATTAGTAAACTTATTTTAGGACAAACAGGAACATTAGATGAAAAAGCCTATGTAGGTAGTGCAGAAGTACAAGAACGTGTTTTAAAAAATGTAGCTTATAACGATGAATTTTTTATTGAAGGAGTTTTAAACTATCAATTAGTACCTATGATGACACGTTTAGGTATATTTCCTGAAGGTGTTAAGATAACGGTTAAAGCTGAAGATGATTTAACTTTAATTGAACAATCTAAAATTGATATTGAATTAATTAAGACCG